ATATTCTTTGTTCTTATATAATCGCGAAAACGATTTGTGCAATTTTTCAAAACCAAATGTGCAAAAACCGCGATTTTTTGCACGTCTTTCTGGCTTCGTTTTCGGCTGATTTTGGCCGCTTTTTGAACGCTGTTTAACTGTTATTTGAACAGCTTTTTAACACCGCAGAAAAAGTTTCAAAAAGCCTGAAAATAAAGGCATTTTTCTTTGGTAGTTTCATTTATTTTTTTGTACCTTTGCAAAGTAGTTTAGAAGTTTAATTTGCCGCTTTGCAACCTCTCTGAAAAGGTCGCTATCTTTGTCGGCTTTCCTTGTTTTTCCTGTCTCTTTTCAGGGTTGTTTCCTATGCTTTCTTCTGGTCTTTCTGTGTCATTCTTTCCAGCCTTGAAAGAACTGCAAAGAACTTGAAAGCGTTTGCAGCCATTTTGAGCGTGTTTCTTTTCTTCTGTGGCCACTTTATCAGCTTAAAGCGTTAAAACGCTCTGTTGGCTGCGAAATGAAGCAAAGAAGCACTTTACAGCTTCACGATCATTATGTCTTTGTATGCAGCAAACTCATTCACTCTACTGTTTTGCTCTGTGATTTCCGCGCCGTCGAGCAGCTTTGCGTCAGGAAAGCGTTTGTTTATCCAGTGGCAAAAGTCTATTATCTGCGACTTACCAGAAGTGAAAAAGATGTATTTTGTGCCGTCAAGCAGCGTAAGAACGTCCAAATAGTCTTTGAGCTGCCAATATGTCTCGCCGCTGTAAGCGTTTACGTCTGTCTGTAAATAAGGCGGGTCAAGTAAGAACAGTGTATTTTCATGGTCTTTGTGTTCTGCGAACAGTTCCCGATAGTCTTTGCTGACTATTTCAAGCCCAGCCAGATAATTGTCAGCGTTGTAGTTCGTCGCTACCATTCTATTGTAAAGCGTGTGTTTGGCAAAGACTTCGTAAGAGTTTGCCCAGTTCCCAGAGAAAAGCAAAGAGCCTGACAGTGTTATGTAGTCTACAAAAAGGCCGTTTTGTTCCCTCTCCCTGAATATGCGCAGTATTTCGGCACGTGTCTCATTAGGCACTTTCTTATCTGTCGGCACTTCACGCACAAGCGGCCTTAAGATGTCCAGCAGCTCGTTAGTCTGCTCTATGTGTTCCAGACGCTGGCGAAAGTTGTCATAGTCATTATAAATCACTCTGGCTGCTGGCAGCATGTCTTTAGCAACTCGTGAAAGCAAGCCGCTGCCTCCGAATAAATCAACCACTGTACAAACTTGCCCCCCCCGATTTGCCAGCACCTCTTTGAAACGCCTAACATAGTAGCGTTTGGTGCCTCTGAATGGCAGCGGTGAAGTAGAAAATGCCTTTTTTACCATTGATTTAGTGAAATTTCCGTAAATTCCTTTGTTTATTCATGTAAAATGTCTATCTTTGCACTGTTTATTAGCTACGGCGATGGTCAGTACCCTTTTAGTAGGGTTCCCAAACTGAAATGTTCAAGAGTCCGACCCTTAGAACTGTGCAGACTGCAAGAGTAGGGTCTTTTGCTGATGAGAATTTCAAACAGTCCCTTTGCACCCCGTTTGGCCTCCGTGAGAGCGAAAAGCATCCGACTATATGACCAGACAGAAAAAAGCGTTCAAAAAAACCTTTAAGCAAGCATTACATTGAGTTTCGACCGTAGGGACTTGGAAGTGAGGAAAAACCACACTTCCTTTTTTTTGTCCCTATGTCGTCAGTCAAGCGTAATGACACGGTAGTAGCTATATGTGTAAATAGATACGTCCTGCCAGCTGTTGTGCATACAGTTTAAACAGGTGTCAATATGGTTTTGGATATACCCGCAGTTTTTACACTTGTAGCGTCTTTGTACCAGCACCTTTTTACGACGCAGCCAGTATTTCATTTTGACCATTTCGCCACCCGTCTGCTTTGAAATGTTATTGTCATACGTCTGTATGCGTACAACCTGCACGGCAATGGGTGCGTAAGCCTGATGCTGCATGTGCTTACCGTTGCTGTTGGTTATCCAGTTGCGCACGCCCTGCATACGATATACGGTGTTACCGTTAGCGTCTGCCTGATGCTCTGTAACCATACTGCGGCAGCAGCCTGCTATTTCCTTATTGATACAGTCGCTGTCGCGATCTGAATTAGCCACAGCTATGCAGCGCGGTACATACCAGCTGTTAGGTGTTCCCTTTGACAGTACAATGCCCTTATAATGTACGTACTGGGTCTTGGGCATTCGTGGCATACGTCTGCCTATGTTTGGCGTTCTGCTGTTACTGCCGCCAGTTCTGCGGTATGCGCTGCGCTTTTTCTTACGCAGCAGCACTATGTGAGTGTCAGCAGGCAGCACGCCGTGACGCAGGTACACAGTGCCTTTGTCCAACTTCACCTCTATGTGCAGGCTTTCCGTTATGCCTGTAAAGGCTGACCATTGCTCACCTGTCTTTGTACGCACGTACTTGTCACCGTTCGGCAGCGTTATTTCCTGCCTTACGACAGCACCCAGCAGCGTGACATGCAGGCTGTAATTAGCTGCGTCACCTACTACCTTGACACTACTGCGGCAGTTGGCCACACAGGGCGTTACCAGACCGTTAAGCTGTTCCATAGTCATACCGTCGATCGTGAGCAACGGCATTTTGGCAGCCAGTATGTCTGTAAGGTAGTTTAACACTGTCTGCGGCACCTGCTTAATTTTGTCGTTAAGCTGTGTGTTAGACAGGAACTCGTTAAATGATGCCACGGTGTAGTACTCACTGCCCACGGCAGACGTGGACAGGTAGGCAGAACGGTATTTGCGTGCCTCTGTGTAGGTGTCGCCGTCGGCTACTATGTCGCTGGTCTGTTCCGAAACGATTAGGTACTTGGTGGAGTCGCTGTACGCTGGTGTGGCGGCAATTTCCAGCAGCTCACCATTGATAAAGGCGAGGCCGCTGTTTGTACCGTCAGGCGTGCGCAGCAGATACTTACTGCCACCGATAAAGCCCAGCTGCTGTAAAAGCAGTATCTGCGACTGAATAAAGTCGAGCGTCTGGGTAGATAACGGGTATCTGCCGTTAATGTTACTTGTATAGCCTGCTGTCTGCATTGCTGATAATGTTTAATTTGTCTGCCTTAGCGGTTCCCAGTACTGCGTCTGTCAGATAGCCGTAGCGGTAGCCGTTCAGCACGTCGTTTAATGTTCGGTTATTAGTGTCTGATGTCGTAGCTGCTGCCTGCGGTGTGTATATGGCACGCTTAGACATGAGCTTGTTGGTGTCCACAAGCTGCTTGACAGCCTCGAGACTTGTCTGGTAGATAACAGACGGCATGGCCACTACAAAACTGTTCTGTACAGCCGTCAGTGCTATTTCGTCCCAGACGATGGGCACGTCTTCGCCACCCTCAAAGCCTGCGAGCCACTGACGCGGCGGTCGGCCATAGGGTGGGTTCTGCTCTGTCTCGTAGACAGGCGTAGCCTCTTCGGTGGCTACTGGTATTTCCGTGCCGCCGTCTTCTGTCACCGCGTAGAGCCATTCGCCGCGCCGTTCTACCGACAGCACACGTATGCGGCGCGCTGACGGGTCGAAATGGTCATTTAATGCGGCCTGCAAGTAGCACACCTGACAGTTATGCGTTACGCGGTAGATTTGTGCAGCGCGCTTATCCAGAAAAGCCGTGTACAGCTTCACCAGAGGCACCAGCGCAGCACGCAGCAGCCCGAAAATGAGCGGCTGCCTGAAAAACGTCGGCAGCAGATGGATAGCCAGCCGCTGAAAGTCTACGTTAAACATGTTAGCTCTCTTCTATTTGGTTATACGGGTGATAGGTCACTACGATGTCACTGTCTATGATAGAGTAGTAGCCGCTGAACGGGCGGTCGTAGCCTGTGACGCTGTGGAACTGCGCGTCGTTTGCGGCCTTAGCCTGTACGCTGATAATGTCCACAACCTCCACGGCCTTAAGGTCATTGAGCGCAGCCAGCAGGTCGCTGTTACGATAGACACCGTTAAACGGCAGGCTTGTAATAACGCGCCTGATGGTGTCGTTTACTGGCTTCTTAGCGTCGCTGTCCGTGCCGTCTGCATTCATAAGCGTGGGGTCATAGTAGACAACCAGCTGCACTTTCATTACGTCTGCGGCCTCGTTACGTATCTGCACGCTCACACCTGCATCCTTTACGGTGTTCATGTATGAGCGCAGGGCGGCCAGCTGACTGGCTGGCAGCGGTGTCGGGTTCCCGTTATTGTCGGCACCTGCCACCTTGATGTAAACGACGGTGTTGCTTTCCGTAGCGTTAGCAAACTTGACGACCTTAGCCTTTTCGATGTCGTCTTCTGCCAGTCCCGTGGTGTCGTAGTAGTCGCTTTCAGCTACCATTTTGTGGCCGTACATGAAAGCCTTTGTTTTATCCACGTACCAGCGCAGCGTATGCGGTGCAAGCAGCTCTATGCGTCTGTCTACCTCTGCGGCGTGCTTGTCAAACAGCGTCTCGAGCACCCACACAGCAAAGGCAAAGGCATAGAAAAGTATGTTTTCAATGCTGGCCGCGCTGAACTGCTGGTCAAAAGACTTGCTGGCCGTCAGACCATACGCGGAAATGACAGCGCGCTCCTTAACAAACGCGCTGGTCATTTCGTTTTTGATTTCCTTTACTGTCCGTGCCATAGCCTAAGAGGTTTAGATTTCACGTGCCAGCAGTTCGTCTACTGCATTCTTAACGATGCGGCGGTTCTCCATGAAGATGGCCTTTTCCTCCGCGTGCTCGTTAGTGTCGTCGCCGTTGGCCAGAATGGCTATTTGCGCGTCAATGTCATACTCTAAGCCCAGCAGGCCAGAAATGAACTTAGCGCGGCGGTTTTCGTCTGTCACGTTGGCTGCCTCAATGAGCGTGCCACCGTCAGGCATGGTGCCTGTATAGGAGTAGCCCTGTTCTGTCTCGCCTGTTACCTCGTTGGTGATTTCGGCAGGCTGTTCGTTCAGGTACAGCAGCACGTGGTTTTCGTCGTACTGCACAAATGTCTTTCTCTCGCTGTAAGATGCTGTTTTGTTCATTGTTGAATGTTGTTTAAAGGGTTATTTAATTCCTGTTTAACGGCCACCAGCTTATAGAAGCACCGCCGACCGTTGTCTATCAGTTGCTTTATTATCATGCAGCGCACCGCTTCTGTCAGTTCCTTACCAGACAGCTGGTTCATAAGGTTCTGCGAGCCTGTAAAGGTGATGTGCTGCACCCAGCCCGTTAGCATGGTCTTTCCCTCTGTTGTGCTGGTTACGGTCTTACCGTCGTCAGCTTTCAGGAACACGACATCGAGCTTAGCGTCTGACTGTCGCCATGTCTGGCCGTCTTCGTCTTTCCACAACAGGCACCCGTCGTCGTCCCTTAGCTGTTCCAGTATCTCGTACTGTATTGTCAGGCAGTTGCCGTCGTTCTGTTTTGACGGCTTTATGATGTAAGCCTGCAAGTGCAGCTCCCTGTTAAGTATTGCCTCTATGTTCAGCTTCTTACCAGTCAGGGCGGTGCCTTTGTTCTGGTCAATGTCCGACCATTCTATCATTTCTAACTTCTTTAATAGGTTAATGCTGTCGCAGTGGTACATGAAGCCCAGACGTGAAGCCACGCGCAGGCGTATTTCCTTAGATGTAAGCCCCTTTTTCCGCAGCTTAGCCACTACCCTGCACAGCTCCACTTTGTTGCGCTTACGCGCCCTGCAATGGGTGTGAAAGGTGACATAGCCCACATAGTCCACGCCACGGGCGGCCACTGGGAATATCTGCCAGTTATCCTTTACGTGCAGGTGCCTTTCGGTTGCGTAGTACAGAGCCACCCAGTCGTACAGCATTGACAGGAAAATTTTGTCGCTGCTAAAGAAAGGGCTGTCATCTGCATAACGCTTGTAATACTTGAAAGCCTTAACGGCCTGCCTGAACTTTTCACCCAGCTGCTCTTCTGTCTCTCCCGTGTCGCCATAGACGGCTCGGTAGCGTTCCACGTAAATGGGCGTATAGGCAGCGAGTGCCTGGGCGTTTTGCTTAAGCCCGAAAAGGGTCTTAACGTCGTGGTCAAATTCAGAGGCGTAGAGGTTTGCAAAGAACGACGATATATAGTTACCGATGGGCACACCGTCGGCACTGTCTATGATGTCGTCAAGCAGCCACAGCACGTCAGGGTCTTTGATGGTCTTACGTATGACCTGCTTAAGGATAGCGTGATCGATAGACGGGTAAAACTTGCGTATGTCTATTTTCAGGCAGTAGCGCGTGCCCTCTGGGTCTTCACGCATAAACCTGCGCATGTCACGCAGCAGCTTATGAAGTCCGCGCCCCTTGATGCAGGAGTACGTGTCTGTTGTGAAGTTCTTAACCCAGTGAGGCTCCAGCACCTGAACAATAGCCCACTGCACAACGCGGTCACGGTAGGGTAGCTTCAGTATTTCGCGCAGCTTTGGTTCGTACTTGTAAAATACGCTGTACTTGCTTGTAGTGTATGAGTGTGTCAGCAGCTCTGTCTGTATCTTTCTAAGATTACCCAGCAGGTCAGCTTCAAACTCTGTCACCTCTTTGCGCTTTCTCTTACCTATTGACGCATTGCTGGCAGCTAACAGCAAATTAGGCATTGAGCATATTTGCTCGAATAGATAACCTTTTCTTTTCATTGTCTGCTTTGCATAGTCGGGGGCTTTCGAGACCGCAGCCCTACTAACGCCCTTTCTGACTTCTTTGTTTTTCGCCATGTGGCGCGGCTCGGTTCCATGTCGCAGTGTTTTTGTATTGCAAAGTTTAGGGGCGACGAGTAGTTCGAATTCGCATTCGTAGCCGTGTTGTTCGCGTTCGAGTTAGACGCGCCCGCATTCGTTCCATTGTTCGCGTTACCGCCAGCAGCACGCACACGCAGGCCACCCACAGAAACCGCAGCCTTTTAGGTTATTTCTGCCTAAAAATTTCCCGCCTGACGGCGGGGTCGTTGCCGTTGCCCCGCCGTGCCAGCGTTCCACTGTTTCAGCACAATTTCAAAGAACACATTATTTATTTCACACACGCGCCCGCTTTATTCGATTACAGGGTCTTCCTCGAAATAGCAGAGGGGCGACGAGTAGTACGAATACGCAACCGTCGCCGTGAAGGGCGCGTACGAGTAAGACGCGCCCGCAATCGTGCCATCGTTCGCGCGACCGCCAGCAGCACGCACACGCAGGCCACTTTCCGTTGCACCGTTCTGGTAGAACTGGTCAGCGTAGTAAGTAGAGGCACTGCCGCCCACTTCGGTAGGCATACAGCAAAGGCGGTTATAGCTCTTGCGCTTAATCCAGCCGTTAGTCAACGGACACTCACAAGCCTTAAGCATACCTGTTAAGCTTGTCGGGTCGAATTGTGCATACATTGAAGGCGAAACGTACACTTCTATCTTTTCGCCAGCAGTCTGGCTGATGGTCAGACCGCGCACCCAACGCCACAAGTGGCCGTAGCCAGCGTGTACCAGACCAAAGAACACGGGCACATGGAATGTGTGGAACGTGCCGCCGTTGTCGTCTGGCAGGTCGTAGTCTACAAGGCAAACGCCGTCGCCTGCTTCCAGTCCTACGCTGGTAGGAATAACGGGGTTATAGTTGTTGTACTTGTCCCAGTTAGGCATGTCGGTTACACCAGTGCCAAAGCCGCCACGGTACAGACCGTTAGCGTCCTTTGTGGCTTGGAAAGTAGCCTGACTGTCGTTTGTACCCATGATAACCTCAAACAGGAACTCTTCAACAAAGCGAGCAACAAACCAGTTAGCCTCCCAGCCCTCGCCGTGCTTACGGGCATAGGTGCCAAAGTTGGTCGTGCTGATATTAGAGGCAGGCATTCCCAGCATAGTGAGCTGTGGGCTGTCTGCTGCTGGTGCCATTGTCAGACTGCCTGCACTGATGGCACTGCCGCCACCGCCGCGATAGCGTTCGTCGTTGCTGATAACAGAAACCAGCTTTGTATTGGTTCTGTCCATGACACCTGCACCCAGCCATGAAGTACCGCCTGCGGGTATCCAGCAGCTGAAACCGTTACCGATGGGCTTGTCAAAGGTTACGGCCTTAACGGTGTTGCCGCCCTCTGTAAAGATGTTGGCGTAAAAGCCGTTCCAGCACCACATACACTGACCCTGTGAGCCGTCAAGGGCTGCGGGTGTGCCGTCTGCATAGCGCGTGCTGTCCGTAGGATCAAGCTTACGCTTTACACGGTCGTCTGTGACAAGGTAACGACCTAAACCCAGCTTTTCAGGCAGCGCACGCAAAGCGGCCAGACTGCCGTAGTAGCCTGCTGCCGTAGGTGTGCTGTTGGCGTTCACCCAGTAGCGGCCAGCCACAGGGTTCTCGGCCTGCTCCACAGCCTCGGACAAAGGCATACAGCGTGTTTCGCCTGTTTCGTCCATTACTTCGACCTGCATGTCCTTGACTGCACCGCGTGCAGGTTGCAGCTCGTTAATTCTCTTTCCGTTCTCATAGGCGGCCAGCACTTGCAGCAGACCTGCCTCCTGTTCGTTTGTAAATGCCATTTTAATTACTGTTTATGTTAAGTTAAACGAATGTTTCCGTTAGCGTCTATTCTGATGCCGTCACCTGTCAGACGCATGACAGGCTTAACAACTTCCACGTAGATGGTCTTGTAGTGCTGCGTGCCTGCTGATGGTACAACGTACACGCGGCTGCGGCCTGCCTGCTTTGGCAGTATATGGCCGTCAGGTGCAACGTCCAACGCTACGCCGTCAGCAAGGAACAGCGCGTTCTGACGTGCAGACACAGGCAGCACGGTGGCACGTATGTACTGTGCCGTCTCATTGCCCAGTGTGACTTCTGACGGGTAGACCAGACGCAGCCCTGTGGGTATCTCTGCCAGTGCAGCTTCAGCACGTAAGGCCAGCTGTTCCAGTTCTGTGCGTATGACTTCCACGCGCTGCGCTTCACCTGCCGCCAGCTGGCCTGCCTCGCTGGCTCCCTGCGTTGCCAGTTCTGCTGCCTCTTTTGCCAAACGCGACAGGCGCGTAGCTTCGTTTGTCTGCTGCGTCGCCTCCTGCGCGGCCTGCGTTGCAGCGTCAGCGTCACGCTTTGCCTGCTGCGCGTCACGGGTAGCATCCTGCGCGGCACCTGTTGCATCCTGCGCGTTACGGGTAGCCTGTTCTGTCAGTCCCTTAGCCTCCAGCGTGTCACGGGTAGCCTGTTCTGTCAGTCCCTTAGCCTCCAGCGTGTCACGGGTAGCCTGTTCTGTGGCCTCCTTTGCTTGCAGCGTCAGGGCGGCAGCGTCTGTGGCAGGCTGTTTAAGCAGCTCTATTTCGGCAGGCGTAAAGTCGCTGAACTTGAAAGCAAAGCCACGGGTGTATGCTGCCACAATGTCGCTCTCGATGACACCCTCACAGTCACCCATTTTGTCCCACAGCAGGATATTGAGGTTTTCAGGATAGTAGACGTTCTGCACGCCGTCGCTGAATAGCTCGTTATCCAGAGCCAAGTGCAGCTCATGGTGTAAGAAGCCCTCGCCCAGCTGATGGTCTTTGAACATGACCAGCAGCGCGTCACCGTCTGCCACGCAGTTGGTCATAACGCCGTTTTCACGCTTTGCCACATACACGCGCTGCTTTACCCAGTAGCGCAGCTCGAAGTCAATGTCTGGCAGTGCAACCAGCTGGCCTGATGCGTTGCGGAAACGCTCACGCAGCACAAAGTCGCTCTTGTAGTTTACATGTCTTGTTTCCATTATGTCAGTCTTATGTTACCGTTACCGTCAAGGCGCAGGGCACCAGCAGCCGAAAGCCTCATGCGTGGGGGCACGACCGCTATTTCCAGCGTCTCGTATAAGCTTGTCTTTACACTGGCCACTACATGCACCTTACTGGTGCCTACGGCCACGGGTGTAATTTTGCCGTCAGGTGTCACCTCTACGGCCTTATTGTCGCTGATGAACAGCACAGAGCCAAAGCCATAGGCAGGCAGCGCACGCGCATGTATCTGCGGCAGCTGCTCATTGCCCAGCGTTACTTCAGTAGGCACGTAGTCTATGCTTAGGCGCGTTGGGGCTGCAATGTTCTGCGAGCTTAGAGCCTCCACAAGTTCTGCAACCAGCAGGCGCGTGGCCTCGCAGCGTTGTGTCTCTGCGGCTGCGTTCTGCGCAGCTTCGTCGGCACCAGCCAGACGGCTGTCAATGTCTGCCACGATCTCGCCTACGTTCGTGTCAAGGAACAGAGCCAGCGCGTCACGCACGCTGCCCGCTGCGTCAATGAGGGAACAGAACAGACTGCCCACGTCTTCTGCCGTCACGCTCTTTGTAACAACAGCGTCACGTATGGCCTCTGCCTTTTCTCTTAGTCTGGCGGGGTAAACCTCCGCGATGGTGTTAGGAGTCAAATTCATTATGCAAATACGTCATTAAATTGGTCTGTGAATATACGCAGCAGCGTTTCGCCGCTCTCGTTTACTATCTCTGTGCCACGGCTCAAAGCGTCTGCCACCTTTTCCACGCCGTCCACGTCGATGGGCTTGCTGCGGCGTGCAGCTGCTGCACGCTTCTGTACAGTCTCTGCGCTGACGGTGTTGTTATCAAACTCTGCCATGTAGCCAGTAATGTCTTCCTGCCAGATGTATTCCCTGATAATGCAGCCGACTTCGTCTTCTTTCGCACGGGCTGTTTTGAATAGCAGGTCGATCTGGTCTTTAGACGGTATTTCGGTAGCGGGGACAATGCCCTTCAGGTCATACGCCCTGACTACGGCAGCGTCTACGATGTCGTCAAGCTCATACTCCAGCTGCTGGCCGTCACGCAGGCGTGCCGTTATCTGTATGCCGTTGCGCTCTGCCAACGTCATAACGCCCACTGCACTGCCCAGATACTGCACAGCTATGTCGAGCAAAGTCTGTCTGTCTCTTACCGTTATTGTCATTGTCTTACCTTACCGTTACTATATCAGTGTCAGGGTCTACGTCAAGCTGCTTGACAGCCACGCCGCAGGCACGTATCATGTTCTTAGCCTCCTGCGGCCAGAAGCGGTCGCGGTTGCCTCCTAAGTGCTGCCTGATTTCGCCGCCTATTAGCGGGTACTCCTTAAGCTCTCCACGGTTGGCCAGCAGAACGGTCTGCACAACCTGCGCGGCACAGTCCTGAATGGCTGCGCCCACGCCTGCACTAAGCAGGTCGCCTGTCTTCTGGCTGGTTATCATTCCTTTCATTGCTTCACCTTTTCGTTTTCGTAGTCACTGCGCTGTGTCTCTGTCAGTTCTGCACCTGCCCATGATGCAGCGGCACCCTTAAGGGCTGCGCCGCCGTCCTGTGGGACTGGTGTCCAGCTGCTTGAAAAGACCTTTTTCAGCTTGTTTATGTCCTTTTCTATGATGTTCAGGCGTTCCGTGAGGTCTTCAACCTTTACCAGACCGCCCAGCGAGCCGCCGTTCATAACAACGCCGTCCTCGCTCACTACGACGCTGCCCGTGTCTTTGTCCTTTACGACTATCTCCACGCTCTCCACGTCGTCACACATGAGCACCACGCCAGCGTCTACGTCAGACAGCAGGGCTACGACGACATAGCTGCCCACGCGTGGGAACTGTACGACCCCGAACGTGCTGCCCTGATTGGCTTGCAGGTTACAGGCCAGTATGGGCGCGTCTTCGTTCAGAGGCTCCACGTCCACGGTACGCGCAGACTTGTCTACGGCGGTAACGGTGCAGGTTATGCAGCCTACCGTCTGGCCGTCTCTGGCGATCTTCTGTATTAGTTCACGTATGCCCATTGTTATGATACTCTTTGTCCGAGGGTCAGTTCCTGACGAAAGCCGCCCGTACCGAACTTGATTTTATTTTTCTTCACCTGATAGGTGCCCATTTTGTTGCCGTCTATCTTAACGCCTACGGTGTCCAGCAGGTCGACCAGCTTGTAGCCGAATGTCGTAAGGCTGCCAGTGAGGCCGTCACGTTTCAGCCTCTTTATTTCCTGCTCACCCCACGCCTTTGCCTCTGCCTCTGTCTTACCGTAGCAGTGCAGCGTCCTGTGCTCACCGTCCGCGTCGCCTACCTCTACCTTTATTTTCTTCTTATTGTCGGCTTGCAGGCTTACGACCTTGACGCGCAGGCGCATGTCTTCTGCCTTTTGCTGTTCAAGGCTGCGGTCGCTGATAATGTTAATGCCAGTACTGAACACCTGCGAAACCGTGGCACCTCTCTCAAAGAGCACGCCGCAGTAGAGCACGGGCGTACCGTCTTCATAGCGGAAAAACGAGCGGATGCCGTTTTCGTGCAGGTGTCCCAGCAGGGCGGCCACTGTGTCAGCCGTCACGCGGTAGGCTCCCAGTGCCTGTTCTCCCATGACCTTGACCGTGTAGCCAGTCTGCTGGTCTTTCAGCAGCTGCTCGATCGTGACTGACTTGTATGCCTTTTTCTGGGTCTTCGCCTGTTTCAGCTTGAACATGTCGTCTTCGCACGTCAGCACGCAGGGGGTCTTAAAGCCCACGTCGCGCACAAAGCCCTGAAAGGCCAGTTGCAGGTTGTCGTCATAGCCCAGCCACACTTTGATAGCGTCGCCGCGTCTGACGGGCACCGTGCTTTCACCGTCCCATTTCAGCTTCTTAGGCAGCGTTACTTTGCAGTCTGCCGTCAGCTTGTCGGTGTCCCGCTCGATTTCCACAGCCGTGGCAAAAGGCAGCTGCCACGTCTTCTCGCCCGTTATCTCTATTTTGACCGATAGCCTGTACATTAGTATTCCGTGCTATATACGTTATAGTCTGTATCACTTACAGCCGTTATGCTGATGGGCTGGTAGTTGCTTTCTGTGGCCTGCACCACGGCAAACTCCGTCACCACTATTTTGTCAATGTCAAACAGTTCCAGAAACTTGCTCTGTACCTGTATGGCGGCCTGTTCGTCGAAATACTCACGCAGCTGCTGTATGCCCTCTGCTGGGTATTTGTCCACGATTACGCCGTTGTCAAGTGCCTGCACGCCTACCATGATGTTAAGCTGGTAGTCACCGTCGCTGATATACTCCTTAACGGTGCCGTTCATTCCAACCAGCTGCGTGCTCACAATGTTACGCTTTCGGCTGATGGCCACTACTGCGTCATTCATAATGAGCGTGTCGCCGTCTTCTTTCCTGAACGCCAGCTCACAGAGCACGTAACGGTCTTGCCATGCCTGTATGTCAGTGTATGGGCTTGGCACGTTTTCGCTGACCATTTCCGCGCCCCTGTTGTCCCAGTCTGGTGCCTTACCTGTACGCGCAGGCTTGATGCGCATAAGAAAGCCTTTTGCCTGTTGTGCCAGGGCGGCGGCTTCCAGTGCTACGAAATTGTATGTTATAGGTATCATGCGCCTGCCAGATTTACGTCGTTAAGTGCAGATAACAATGCCTGTGACACTACGTCCTTAACCTGCTCTGCACTCTCTCGCAGGTTGTTGGTCGTTATGGTAAAGTTCTCTATCAGCTTGTCTACGGTAACGGTAATGTTACGTATCTTGCTTTCACTGCCAGAGCTGCTGCCACCTGAAGACAGAGTACCTGCCGTCGGGTCGGTGGTTCCTGCGGTCGGTGCCGCCAGTTCTGGCAGCCCTGCGCCCTGTGTCGGTGTCTTTGGCTTCTCTCCTTTCTTTCCGTTCTTTTCTGCCTGTTCGGCACGGAAAGCGGCAGTACCCTTTTCGTAGCCAGTTTTGAACGTGGCCACAGCTGCTCCAGTTAGTTTGTTCCACAGCTGTATAATGGGGTTGAAGACTTTGCCCATAAGTGACACTATCTTGTCAAGTACGGGCTTGACATAGCGGCTGTACAGGTCTGTAAAGAACTTGACAATAGGGGCAAAGACGCTTTGCGAAAGCCAGTTGTATGCGCTGGCCAGCAGGTTGCGGATATAGCCCCATGCCGATTTAATGCCGTTGTATATACGTGTGGGTATGCTTAGGACAAACTGCACAAAGCTGTTAAACCAGCCGACGACCTTTTCAAAGATGGGCTGCAAGAAGTCCCATATAGCCTGTGCCACTGCCGTAATTTGTTCCCAGATGGCCTGTGCTATGCTCTTAATAACCTCCCAGATGCCGTAAACAATGCCCCTGAACTGTTCGCACTTGTCGTACAGTACAACGAACAGACCCAGAACGGGGCCGCCCAGAATGGTGGCTACTATGGTCTTGAACGTCGTAGAGGTATAGCCCAGCCACTGACCCAGTGCTATGAGGCCAGCAATGGCGGCAGCGATCCAGCCTATTATAGGAATGTTCATAATAGCTACGCTGACGGCACGGCAGGCTGTCACAGCTGCTGTACGGAATGCCGTAAAGCTTATGCTGGCGGTAGTGGCAAAGGTGGCTGATGCCGTGCCAGCCGTCACCAGCGACAGCAGGTAAGAGCCTAAAGCCTTGATGCCGTTAAGCAGTCCGACAGTGGAAAAGCGCAGCACGGCCAGCGTGGCACGTGTGGTATTGATGACAAAGCCGTTTGATACAAACTGACCCGTCAGCAGTTCCCTGTTCATTAAGGCCAGCTGTATGCGGCTGGCATAGATAAAGCCCTGCATACGCTGCCACATGCCTGCCCAGTTCAGGTTCTTAACGTACAGCATGGCTTTGCCTGCTGCAATGATAAGGGGCGTAAGCTGTGACAATGGTACGAGTGCTTCCATGAGTACGCCAGTCCACAGGGTAAAGTCGCCAGTGGCTTGGAACAGCGAAATTTTGAGGTCTTCAAAGCGTTGCTTGATGCGCGCCTGACGCTCTGCGTAGCTGTCCATGACAATGGCGGCCTGCTCTTCTGCCGATGTAGTGCCTGTAACGGCTGCTGTGAAGTCGGCCAGCGCGTCTGTGCCCTGCACAAGCGCACGGGCTGCGTTGGCGTTCTCACGTCCGAACAGCTTACCGAACAGGGCAGCGTCGTTAAGTACTGGCTTAAGCAGCTCCAGCCTTTCTTTCAGGGTCTTGTTTTTGTCTGACAAGGCCAGCACATTGACACCAGCCTTTTGCAGTTCCTGTATGGTGTCCTTTGGCAGGAAACGACCCTGTGACAGTACGGCCAGCGTATTGCGCAGTGCCACGCCGCCCTCGCTGCCTTTCTTACCTGCCTTGTCTAACACCTGTATGGCGGCGTTAGTCTCTTCAAAGCTTACGTTTGCGGACTTTGCAGCCATACCGCATTGCTCCAAAGCCACTTTGATGGCGGGCAGCTCTGCACTACCAGCCTGACCAGCTGCGGCCATTACGTTCATCATTCTGGCCATTTCGCGGCTGGCCTGCATGGGGTCTTCAAGGCTTACGCCGTACTGGTTCATGGCGGTGGTAAGCACTTCTGCGGCTGCCACGCCGTCGTTACCCATTAGCTTGCTGGTCGTCTGTATGCTCTTACCCATAGCCTGCAAAGCCTCTGGGTACTTACCCAGCTCTGGCGACAGCTGCGACAGCAGCAGCTTATAGCCCTCTACTGCCGTGGCTGCGTCAGTACCGAAAGCCTTAGCACTCTGGCGGGCGTACTGCTCTATCTGCTTCAAGCCCTCACCTGTCACGCCTGCAACAGCCGACAGGTCGTGCATTTTGCTGTCAAGCTCCACGCCGCCCTTTGTAGCGTTTGTAAGCGTCTGCGACAACTTCTGCACGTAGTCGGTAGCCAGCCCGATAACGGCCAGCTTAGTCTGCAACCCTGCCAGCGAGTTCTGGGCACCGTTTACCTTAGCGGAAAAGGCACCCGTCGCGTCTGTCATGCCGTCAATTTTGGCCTGAAAGTTGCCGCCTACGTTAAAAATATACTCAAACGCTTGCATTTCTCAAAAATTCTTTTTATATTTGCACCCGAAATATAACTGTAACAGTTATGATAACAGGTATTTTGACATTCATTTTTATGCTCCTGACGGCTGTCGTCTTCGTCGGCCTGCTGGCTATGCCTGTCTACCTTGTCATAGCTTTCTGCCGTGCCCTGTGGCGCGATGGTCATTCTGACTTCTCACCGAACAGGCGTACCAGCATGTCTGCCTGACGTTTCAGCCTCCAGTTTTCGAGCCATATTGCCTGTGCGTACAGTTCTGCCCAGTCTTCGTCGCTGCCTGCCAGCGGGTCTGTGTTGAGGTTGGCACGTATCAGAGCACAGCCCTTTACGAAAGTGTCCTCCCCGTCCTCTTCCGACAGCAGCCGCGACGTTACAAGTTTTTTAGGCTTGACATGCAGCTGGCAAATGCCTTGTTAAGCTGCTCTGTACAGGCCACGAAAAGAACGCTGTCAAGCAGTAGGTATTCGCTGCCGCCCAGCCAGCAGCCCTTGAAAAGGGTCTCTGCGCCGCGCATTTCGTCAGCCTTTCCCACCTTTGCCACTGCGCCCATTGTTTCAAGGCTTGGGCGGTGGAAATAGCCCACGTGCAGCTCTTCACCGTCTACTACGTCAATGCGTATGACGCGGCGGTGTGATTTCTTCCACTTCTCGATCTGTTCCTCTGTAATGTTACCGTCAAACGTCTGTTTGATGTTCTTTGCCTCTTCGGCTTCTTTGTTCTGTGCCATAATATTGTGCTGATTAAATGGTGTTTGAAAACTGTTTAAGAAGCTCTCGACCGATGGCTGCGGCTAATGACTTAGCACTGCCGCAGCCCACGGTATAGAGTTTGTTATTTGCCCCAGTCGATATTTGACAGGATAAGGTCAAGCTCGACCTCTTTGCCCTTGTCTCCCTCTTTCCACGTTCTGGCGTTGTTCTTAAAGAGACAGTTGCGCAGCTTGTCGGTGTGGACTATGCCAGTGTCTGGCAGGTAGCACACAATGATGTCAAAGGGTGCAATGTCCTGAATGCGACCGTTAATGGTCTGCTTCATGATTGCCTCTACCTCTTCCTGATACAGGGTAATTTTGGCTGACGGCGTGATGCGTCCCTTTGTGTAGCCCACAGGGTGACGGCCTGCGCCGTATTTCAGCTCCATGTCCTGCTCGTCGCCGTACTCAATGCCTGTAATGCCTGTGATGGGCACGCCTGCGATAGTAACGACGATGTCTGCCCAGTCGTAAAGTTTGCCGTTTACGTAGGGGATGCCGTTGTTAATTACTGATGCCATTTGCTATTTAGCTTAAAGATTTGACATAACCGATTTTCACTCTCATCTTACGCACTACGCCTACGGGCACGTTCTTAATGACTACCTCAACGGTTGAGGTGCTCAAAACGTCCTGCTCTGGGTCTATCTTTGCCTGATAGCCTGACAGCTCGCCTGCCTTTTCCATGTCTTCCAGAGCTTTCTGTGCAACCGTCTCGAGGTGCTCTACGGTGTACTGCTGCATCTTACCCGTTTCGGGGTCGATGTAGATGTTGCTGCCCAGTTCTGGGGTCAGGTAGGTACGAATGCCGCGCACGGCCTTGTCCATTGTGCGCACGCGCTCAATGGCGTTGTAGTCACTGATGGCGGGTGCCATGTTGTGGCTGTCGTTCCAGTAGCTGCCTGCCACGCCGACGATAGGTGTCAGGAACAGGTAGCGGTTGGTGTCCAGACCCTCAAGCACTGCCTTGTCAATGTTACGAACCAGCACGCCGTCACCCATAGCGGGCAGGCTGATGCCTGACGGGAAGTTCTTAACCCAGCTGATGGACTGGTGTACGGCTGCACGTGACAGCATACCCAGACACAGACCTAAGCAGCTGACAGAGGCGTGGCCGCTGTTCTGGTTGCTGGCATAGAGGGCTGCGCCTGTCTCTGGCGTGCCGTCGCTCTGCGGGTCAATACCAGCCTGTGCAATAACCACGCTGACGCGGTTGTAGCTGACGGCTAAGCCTGTGGGCATTGACGCATGGTTGGCTACTTTGGGGGCGTAGAGGATAGACAGGGGGGCTGCCTGCGCGTCCAGCGCGTCGGCCACGGCCTGCATGGAGGCAAGGTTGGTCTCTGTCAGAACGGTGTCACCTGACCAGATACCGATCTGGCGTATGCGACCGTCTGCAAAGTTCTGCATGGTCTTCACCTCTGCGTAGTCGAAAGCCTCCTGCGGTTTGGTGAACAGACCCACATACAGGGATATGCCGCTGTTCTGGCGGAATATCTCGGACAGGTGGTAATGTACCAGCTTAATAGCCCACGGCGCGTTGTCTGCATTGGGGTTAATGCCCAGCTCCACGGCCTTGTCAATGGTAGACACGGCGGCCACGGGGTTGGTTCTGAACGCTGCGGGGATGTCGGCCTGCGCCAGATAGAAGATAATACCGCTAACATGGTCAAGTCCTGCCAGTGAGGCGGGGACATTGCCGTCCTGTCGTTGGATAGTTAAACTGTTCATTCACTTTACTTTTTTAAGATACGTATTAAAATGTAGAATATCAGCAGCCCAGTGATTACGCCCAGAGTTCCCAGCAGCGCGTCTAACCACTTGCTGGCACTCGATGTGACAGTCTTTGTATGGCCGTCCCAGTGGTTCTGCATGGTGCCCGTGGCAGTGGTCGTGTCATGCGCCTGCACGTCTTTCTCCACATGCTCCTCGGCCTGCGTGGCCGTCTTCGTCTGTGTGGCACGCTGCTGGTGCAGCACGGCTTTCACGGGTGGCAGTCCTGTCAGACTGTCGGCTGGCTTGTCAGTGTCAAACAGCAGCAGCTGCGTTTCCACGTCTGCCGTCTGTTCTGTCACGCGCAGCAGCTCTCGGCTGATAGCCTCATGCGCTATGCTGTCAAAGCTCTGCCGCAGCTCGCTACTTATCTGTGTCTGGCTGCTCTCGCCGGTCGTCAGCTTCGTACTTTTGCAGCTCACGGCTAACAGGGCACTTATCAGAATAAGAGCAACTGGGTATTTTCTCAATGGCCTTACGGAATTTGTCGACATCTTTTCTTAAGCTTGTTATTTCCTTTTTCAGCGGGGTTACGATACTGTCTACAAGCAGGTCGTTAGCCTTACGCACATTGTCCAGCTCGGTGCTCTTAACACCTGCCAGCTTTGCGTCTATCTCTGCACGCATGGCGGCTATTTCCTGCTGGTACTTCTGACGTTGCAGCACGCTGCCTACCCATGCCCCTACGGGCGTGGTAATAGCTGCTACAATAGCAGGCAGTACGATTGTCATAAGCTCGTTACTCATTTCGCTGTTTGGTTTATTCCTATACTCTCTAACCATGCAGGAACGTCGAAAGAGGGGCACGCTTTGCCAGCGTTCAGCTCCCTGTGTCCCACTATCCTGACATGGGGGAAGCGGCGGTGAAAGTCCAGCACGTAGGTCTTAAGTGCCTCTTTCTGTGCCGCTGTTCTGGTGTCCACTCCCTTACGGCCACCTGCGTAGACTATGTGACGGCTCACGCTGTTGTAGCCAGCTGCGCCGTTGGTGATTTCCCACGGGTCTACGTTCGCGTCTTCGTTGTTGTTTACCAGACGCTCCACGGTGCCGTCAAGGTGGATAAGGTCGGTATAACCTACCTGCTTCCAGCCACGCCCGCCCTTTGACACGGGCGCGGTGTGCCACTGCCGAATGTCGGCAGCGGACACCTCACGTCCCGCAGGGGTGTCGGTGCAATGGATAACCAGATACTTAAGGCTGCCCATTCGTCACTGTTTAAGAGGTGGCACCGCTCTTGATGGCTCCACGTGTGTACTTAGCCTTCAGTGGCAGGCAGATGCCCCACTTGCGGAAGTTCACGAGGTTGCGGTGGTACAAAGGATCGTTGGCGGCCTCCTGATGGTAGAACGATACAGAGCCGTTGGCTTTCATCATGCTGGGCACGTGGAAGAATACAGAAGCCTGTACGTCGGTGCCTGTTACAGATGCGCCAAAGGTCTTCTTATTGCCTGCACTGGTGTAGTATGGCACGCCGTCGTACTCGTAGATGTCAAAGCCGTAGAGGCGCGCGATCTTACCCTCTGTCTGGTTGATGTTATAAGCCTCCCTGAACTTCTGGTCGGTAGTCAGCAGGTCGTTTACATGCTGGCTGCTAAGTACCAGAACGCGGTCGCTCTGCGGGCACTTCATTGCGTCTAAGGCTGCCTTACATGCAATAATGTCGTTAGGACACATGCGCAGGCGGGTGCCGTCGGCAGCACCTGTGGTTGTCAGGATAGGGGTCTGGTTTGCCACGTGGCTGTCTGGTGCAATGGCGTGGATAGCCTTAAGGCGTACTTTCTCCTTAAGAGCCTCGCGGTGGCGTTCAAGCACGCTGCCCATTTTGTCGTAGCTGATAGCGTGCAGCTCGTCGTCAGTCAATGGTGTGGCCTCTGTGTCGAACTTGTCAAGGCTTACGGGCTTGTCAGTGTCGGTAAGGCTTGTAATGTTCAGCGGGTAGGTAGTGTTATTCACCAGTACTGCGGGGTCGCCGCCCAGCTCCGTGAAGTGGATAACGTCGTTATTGACGTACTGGTCGTAACTGCGGATGCGGTCGTACCAGCCCAGCTGTTCGGGGGCAGTACGGAAAGCCTTAATCATTTCGCCTGTCCAGATTTCAGCGAACACGCCAGCGTGCAGCGTGCCAGCAGGCAGCGCGCCGCTTGTCACAAGTCCGATAACATTGCCAACGATGGCACCTGCCTCGGGACTGCCGCCAAAGGCGACAACACTCAAAGTTGCGCCCATGACAGTGTTAGCCACAAGCGCGAAAAGCATGAGGGTCAAAACTCGAAAAATACCTTTCATTGTCTTACTCGTTTTATTGGTTAAAAATACTGTTTACTTCTCGATGGCGGGCAGCTCCACACCGTACTCTGCCTTGTAAAGGCGGGCGTACTCCTTACGGTTCTCTGTGCGCAGCTTCTCTAACTGGTCAGCGGGCACCTCTGACAGCTTTGCAAAGGTCACGTGCTCACCGCCAGCAGGCTGGTCGGTCTTCTGCTCGATTACGTCAGAGGGCTTACGGGCGGGCTGCATGAGCTGCAAAGTCTCGCGCAGGCTCTCTACACCTGCCTTTTTGCCCAGCTCAATGAAGTGGTCGCGCTTGTCACCTGTCAGACGCTTTTCAGCGATGGCGGTGTCTACGGCCTGTTCAATGGCTGCGAGCTGCAAACGCTCTGCACCGTCGGCCTTTTCCTTAAGCAGCTTTACTCTCTCATGGATTTCCTGCTCGGTGGCGTTTTCTCCCAGTCCGAGCAACTGCAATGTTTCTTTGTTCATTTTGTTTTTGTTTAATGGATTACTATTTGCCGATGGGTCGGCATTATCTGTCTCTTTAGCATTCGGGGCTGCCAGCTCCACAAGCGGCAGCACGTCGCTGGCTTCGTCTGCGGCCAGCGTCAGCAGCTTACCAGCATGGCGCAGCTGCAAAGCGTCGTCATTGCCGCCTATGTCCACAATGCTGACCTCTTCCAGTCTCGATCGTGTCACGGTGGCACGGGTCTGACCCTCCAAAAGGTCGGCAGGGTCTACCGATGTTTCCAGTATTTCAAGGCCAGCACTGCACATGCGCAGGAAACCGTGCTCCCACTTGTCTGCTATCTGTTTGGCAAAGGGGTCGTTTTCGTCAAATACGGGCGTGCCTATCAGCTTGTCGCCGTCTATGCGCATGTTCTCTACTCTGCCGATGGGCAGCGTGCCGTCAAAGGCTCTGCGGTGCATAAACAGCAGTATGGGGTTACGGTTGAACTGCGTCAGGTCTATGCCTGCCGTCAGGACACGGCCTTTGTAACAGTTCAGGCCGCTGGTGTTTATTACCATTTCTTTTGCCATTGTCTTGTCTCTTAAAAAGCTGGGGCAGTCCCTACGCCTTTACTCCAAAACTGCCACCAGCATAACCAACTCAATTACTAACTAAAACCACTATGAAAAACACTTTGTTTTGTTGCGGCAGCAGGACTCGAACCTGCGACCTTTAGGGAATGAACCTAACGAGCTGCCAGCTGCTCCATGCCGCGATTTCTACCGCAAAATTGGCTACTTTCGCGCGACTGTGCAAAAAGAGTGTAAGGTTTTGACACTCTTTTTTCATACATGCCAGATAATTACCAATTTTGCACCATAATAACAGCCGTAACAGGCACTTAAATTATTAAATATGAATGCAAGCAAGTAAACTAACAAAGCAGCAGCTGGAAGAGAAGAAAGAGTACGCCAGACTGCTGTACATGCAGGGCGAACAGCAGAAAGTCATTGCCGACAAAACGGGTATCTCACAGCAGACTATCACAAAATGGGTAAACGACGGCGGCTGGCCAGAACAGCGCGCGGCGCAGAACATTACGCGCCCAGAGTTGGTCAACAAGCTTCTTAAGACCATTGACAAGATGATAGAAAGCGTAAATGCTACTGGCGATCCAGAAGCGATGGCGGGGCTGGGCGACCGTCTGGCCAAATTCAGCACTACTATTGAACGGCTCGACAAGCATACCAGCGTGGTAGACGTTATCGAGGTGTTTATGGCGTTCAGCAAGTGGCTCCAGTTTCAGGCACAGTTTGACGATGGCATTACGCCAGAGCTGCTTAAGACCATAAACAAGTATCACAACCAGTATATAAACTATCTGATGCAGAATAAGCTGATAAAGTAACATGTCAAAATACGACAAGCTCACACCAAAAGAGGCACTCGCCGTATGGCAGGAACACTGTCAGACGGTGCAGGAACAGACGACCGTAAACGACCATGAGACGCGGGCGCAGAAAGACGCGCGTATTAAACGCCTCCTGAACGATTACGGCGCGTTTGTAGACTACTATTTCCCACACTATACCGTAAACCCGCAGACAGGCCAGACAACAGCCTGCGCACCGTTCCAGATAAAGGCGGCAAACGACGTGAAGCGCGACCGCAATTTCAAGGGCGTGGCCATGTGGCACCGTGGCGCGGCAAAGTCCACGCACATGGATGTCTTCTTACCCATGTGGCTAAAGGCGCAGATATACGGCGGGGCTGCACTGCGTGAGTTCTGGGTTATGGTGCTGGTAGGTAAGAGTGAAGAGAATGCCAACACGCTGCTGGCCGACATTCAGGCAGAACTGCAATATAACCAGCGTTACATAGCTGACTTTGGGGAACAGTACAACAACGGCAGCTGGCAGGATGGTGAGTTTGTCACCAAAGACGGCACGGCGTTCTTTGCACGTGGCCGTGGACAGTCACCCCGTGGCCTGCGCTACCGCTCACACCGTCCCGACTATATTGTCATTGACGACCTCGACGACGACGAACTGTGCCAGAACCCTACACGTGTGTCTAAGCTAACGGACTGGGTGCTCGAGGCTCTGTTCGGTGCCCTCGACGGCGGGCGTGGCCGCTTTATCATGGTCGGCAACCTCATAGCCAAAAACAGCGTGCTGGCAAACATAGCAGCTATTAAGGCGTTCAAGGTTACGCGCGTCAATATATGGGACAGTCAGGGGCGTGTCAGCTGGGCAGCCAAATGGACACCCGCAGAAGTCCGAAAGATTGAGGAAATACAGGGCTACCGCCGCTTCCAAAAGGAATATATGAACAACCCCATAGTAGAGGGTGCCGTGTTCCGTCAGGACTGGATAAGATGGGCTAAGCGTCCGCAGTGGCGTGACTTTGCCGAAATAGTACTGTATATCGACCCAGCGTGGAAGAGTACGACCAAAAACGACTACAAGGCCGCTAAGCTCTGGGGTAAAACCAAAAAGACAGAGCTGTGGCACCTGCGCGCCTTTGTACGGCAGGCCACAGTGGCCGAAATGGTAAGATGGTGTTACGACCTCTACGAATGGGCACAGGACACTGGCATAGCCGTCAAGTTCTACATGGAGGCCAACTTCATGCAGGATGCCATACTGGAAGACTTCACTACTGAAGGGCAGCTACGCGGCTATCAGCTGCCTATCATTCCAGACAAGCGAAAGAAGCCTGACAAGTTCCTGCGCATTGAGAGCATTGCACCGCTCTGGGAGCGCGGCTTTGTCTTCTACGACGAAAGCCAGAAAGACGACCCCGACATGCTGGCGGGTCTCGATCAGACACTGGCATTTCAGAAAGGTATGCGCGGCCACGATGATGCGCCAGACGCTGACGAGGGCGCGCTGTCCATACTGCAAAAACATTCACGTATAACCAGCTTTGCGCCGTCTTTCGGCAAAAGGCAAAACGCTAAGAATATAACATGGTAAATTTCAGAAAACTACTTGATGCGTGGCTCTTCGACTGGCGGTTGAAGCGAGCCATTAAAAAGGCAGACTGGTCTGCACGCACTTACCGCCGTAAGTATCTTGTTATTGTCTTCAATAAGAAGCCCGAATGCGTCAGTATGCAGGGTATTAAGCACCTCATACGCACCAAACGCTTTGCAAAGGGCTTTACAGCAGAAAAGGCGCGCCAGATGGCCGTCTATGAGGCTAACCCTAAATACTAAGGCCGAATGTTCCTGACAGAAGACGACTACAAAAGCGTATGCGACGACTTCGAGTTTGAGACGTTGCAGGCCAACAGTGAAGCGCGCCTGACGGCAGAAAAGGCAGCGTTTGAACAGATTAAGGGCTACACACGCCACCGCTACGACATGGAACAGGCGTTTCGCTGCACAGGCGACGCGCGCAACCCCATGCTGGTGCAGGTAGCCGTAAATATTACCCTCTGGCTTATGATACACCGCCTGCCCCAGAGCATGGGACATGAGCGGCGCGAATGCCTCTATAACGACAGCATAAAGTGGCTGAAAGACGTGCAGGCCAGTAAGGCCAGTCCTGACCTGCCCACGTACATGAGTGAAGACGGCACCGACAGCGACGCGGCCAACCCCGTGCGCTACGGCAGCGACAAGCCCTCAAAGTGTGACTGGTAAAACACTGATTAAATAACGGTAAAATGAAACTTACAGACAGATTAAAGAGCACCTATGCGCTGCTGCGTGGCAGCGAGATATACACGCGCTATGACTTGCAGAAGCTGGCGCGCTTTATGAAGAGCAAAGAGGGTAAGAAGCTGACTGCTGACCTCATGCTGCAAACTGACAGCCTGACCAAAAAGGACATAGGTATGTGGCGGCAGGCATGGCAGCAGGCTATCAGTGTGGAAGACCCCAAACGCAGCCTGCTGTACGACATTTATGCCGACTGCATGGTAGACGGCCACCTGCTGGGTGCCATAGGACAGCGCAAAGGCATGGTGCTGTGCTCTGACTTTCGTCTGGTAGGAAAGAACGGCAAAGAAGTGGAAGAGGGCACAAGCCTGCTGCGTAAGCAGTGGTTCCTCGACTTCTGCGACCTCGCACTTGACAGCCGCCTGTACGGCCACAGCCTGATACAGTTCGGTGACATTGTGCAGACTGACGACGGCCTGACCTTTGAAAACGTGGAACTGGTAAATCGCAAACACGTCTGCCCAGAGCACGGCGTGCTGCTGCGCTACCCGTCAGACGACTGGCGCGGGGGCATATCCTACCGTGAGGGTGACATTTCCCAATGGTGTGTAGAGGTAGGCAAACCGAAAGACCTCGGACTGCTGCTGGCCTGCGCACAGCACTGTATCAGCAAAAAGAACATGCTGGGCTTCTGGGACAGGTTCGGTGAGATTTTCGGCGCGCCCATGCGTATAGCAAAGGCCACAACCACAGACGACAAGGAACGCCAGAAGATAGAAGACGCGCTCGACAATATGGGCAATGCGTTCTGGGGGCTGTTCCCTGACGGCACAGAGATAGACATAAAGGAGAGCAGCCGTGGCGATGCCTATAACGTCTATGACAAGCGCGTAGACCGCTGTAACAGCGAGATTTCAAAGTGTATTCTTAACCAGACTATGACCATAGACAGCGGCAGCAGCCTGTCACAGTCAGAGACACACTTGGAAGTCTTCGAGAATGTCATAAAGGCCGATAAGACCATGCTGGCAAACACCGTCAATGACAAGCTGCTGCCGTTCATGCGTATGCACGGCTTCAAGGTAGGCGGCCTGCGCTTCGAGTGGAACGATGCCGACACGTTCAGCCCCTCTGAACAGCGCGAAATGGAACGTATCATTCTCGAATACTACAAGGTCGACCCGCAGTACTTCATTGACAAGTACAATATACAGATTACTGGCGAACGTGAGGCAAAGACACAGCCAGACAGTTTTTTCGAGTAAGCCCCGCGCGGACTTTACGCCTGCGGAAAAGTTACGGGGCTTTCCACATAGCACTCGAGTCTCTCTACGACGGCGACGGCTTACAACTTGCTGCTGATGAACAGCCACCCTTTGACTTTGACGGCCAGACATTCGACGACGCTGCCAAAGCCATTTATGATCGTGGCGGCTTCACAGAAGAGGATATGACAACGCCAGAGGCACGCCGCCTGATTACAGAGACGGCCAACAGCATAAACCGTGGCGTAAGCAGCCACCTGCCCCATGAGGTGCCGCCAGAACTGGCCTACGCGCTCGAAAATAACGGCTTCATCTTTTCAGGCTTTAAGACGTTCCACGCCCTGCGTGAAGTCGGCCTGTCTATGGTGACAGACGACGGCAGCATTAAGCCGTTTGAACAGTTCAGAGACGACGTTAGGCAGATACACCAGAAGTATAACGTAAACTGGCTGTATGCCGAATATAAGCACGCACTGGGCACCTCACAGATGGCCGTTAAATGGAACGATATAGCCAAAGACGGCGACCGCTACGACCTCCAGTACCGTACAGCTGGCGACGACAAGGTACGCGCTGACCATGCGGCACTTGACGGCACAACGCTGCCGCCCTCCGATCCGTTCTGGGACAGATACTACCCGCCTAACGGCTGGGGATGCCGTTGCACTGCCGTACAGGTACGCATAGGCAAATACCAGCGCAGCGACAGCAGCACGGCCATGCAGCTGGGTGACGATGCCACAGAAGAGGCTAAGCAAAAGATGTTCCGCTACAATGCTGGTAAGACGATGCAGCTGTTCCCGCCTAAGCACCCCTATTACAAGGCACCCGCTAAGGCGCAGGCCGTTGTGCAGCAGGTCAGTGCAGAACAGCTGGCACAGCAGCGCATTGACGACATGATAGCCGAAATGCCTGCACACCTGACTGACGACGAAAAGAAAGCACTGGCAGAACACTGCGTAAAGCTTGAAACGGCGTTAGGTATCAGAAAGGGCAGACGCATGACAGTGGAAGAGGCAGACAAGCAGGCTGCCAACCCAAACTTAGGCAAAGAACGCGGCTACTCTATCAACTGCCAGACGTGCGCACCTGCATACGTTCTGCGTATTATGGGCTTCAATGTTAGGGCAAAATCAAATCGCCCTGGCACTAAGCTTGACTACCTTAGCCGTGGCCACGCCTTTGAGGTATGGCGTAACCTCGACGGCACGCCTGCCACACCCGTAGGCACATTGCAGTGGATGCAGGCTAAGGGCTACAACAGAATGAACCAAAGCAGATATTTGGAGTACTTCAATGAGGTGTGTAAGGAAACGGGAATTTACGAGCTGTCAATAGGATGGAAAGGCAATAAATGGAACGGACACGCTACCATATTGCAGCGTTTCCCAAATGGGGAACTGCGCTATATTGAGCCGCAGAACGACAATTCTAAAGGCTCTAAAAGAGAGTACAGGGACATTAAGGCACTGGCCGCTGACGGTACGGCTACACCTACAAGGGGGCGCGGTATTCTAAGGGTAGATAACAAGCTATTCGACGACACCTACGCTGACATCTTCGACCGCTAAGGCATTGATAATGTCCAGAGCGTCAAAGCCTGTGACCTCTGTAACGTGGCCGTCAGGTGCAAGCAAATAGACAAAGGGGAAACCCGTCTCGCTGTCTTCTGGAAAGCAGAAAACATAAGCCTCCTGACCTTTGTACTCTCCCAGATGGTCAAAGGTACTGCCGTACTGCTCTACAAGCTCACGGGCGGCTTTTATGATGCTTTCGGGTATATTCATGCCGCAAAGATAAACATTTTATTTCAAATAACAATCGTTTGACATGGAAAAAGTTACAATTAGCACCCAAATTAGCCGTGATGCGTTCGGAATGTTCGCACAACTGGCAGGTTTTGAGACTGACGACGAACTGTGGCAGAAGCTGACAAAAGAGCCTATAAACGTAGACCTGCAACAGCTCGACGACAAAGAGGCACAAATCGGCTTAGGTCTGGCGTTGGCTGGGCTGGCCTTAATGAAAATAGCGCAGAATGGCTAACAAAATCAGTGGCGAACAGCTCAAAAAGGACATACTTTCTGACATGCGCGTAGAGCTGACAGAAGAGTTTGACCGTAACTTCGAGCGTAAGGCGTTCTTTACCAACGCATGGAAGAAACGCAAAGACCCAAAGGCTAACGGCTCCCTGCTGGTCGTTACTGGCCAGATGCGCCGCAGCATTAAGTCAGAGGTAGAGGGTGACGGCGTGCGCTTCTCTTCGTCTGTGCCTTATGCCACCGTACACAATGAGGGCGGCACGGGCTACGTCACCGTCAGGGAACACCAGCGAAAGCACTACAAGTCGGGTAAGACCTACACCGTACACGCACACCAGCGACGCTTTAACATGCCGCAGCGTCAGTTCATAGGCGACAGCCCGCAGACGCAGGAACTCATACGCGGCGTGATAGAAGACAACCTGCAAAAGTTCAACATGAATTTGTCTAACTTCATAAAAACAAGCAAATGAGAAAACAGCTTTTTCTGGCCATTGTTCAGAGGCTTACAGAACAGGTGCCAGCGGTCAAGTTCATTGACCTGTGGAACGAACACATAGCAACCCTCCAGACGGGTAACACATGGCCGCTGCCTGCCGTCTTCATTGAGTTTGAACAGTACGACGTACACCAGCAGGCCAACCACGTGCGCACTGCTGAAGTATCAGTACGCCTGCACATTGTCACACGTGCCATGAGCTACAACGGCAGCAAAGACAAGCGCATGACAGAGGCACTGTCTTTCTTTGATACCATAAACGACATAAACAGTGCCATGACAGGACTGCGCGGCGAATGCTTTGCCACGTTCCAGCATACGGCCTCGGCCACCAACCACAACCACGCTGAACTCATAGAGAGCATAGAGCGATGGACAACGCGCATAACAGATGCCAGCGCAGCACGCCCGCGTGGCACGCAGGTGGCAGCACGGCTGGTACTGTCAGAACCGCAGCAGCCAGAGCAATAAAAAACAAGCACCTCAACAGTTGGGGTGCTTGTCTAAGAAGTCAAAAAGTGTCAGCTGTATTGCCGTAGGTGGCGGCGGTGGCGGTGTGGGTATGTTCAGGTAGTTTAGGTAAGTCCTGTAACACATGGGATATATTGGGTAAATATATTTCTTCCACACTGCCTTGTAACAGCGGCTGTTATTGCCAGCCTCGTAGTACCTTTCTGTTATTGCACGTATCTTTTTAGTACGCTCAATAGTATTTTTGTGGTGTTTTGCTTTGCCCATTCCCATTTTTTTTGTATCTTTGCAGCGTCCTTTACTAAAATGGGGGCGTGCGGCGGTCGGAAACGGGCAAAGCACGCTTTTTTTATCCTACGTCGGTAACGGACAGCGGCACGTTACGCCAGATGCCCTTTTCGTCTTTATACTCTGCCCTGATGTACTGCTTTGTAGTGGCAGGCTGGTAGCTCTCTTCAATGATGCGTACACCCTCTATGAACTGCTCGTTGCCTGTCTCTTCTGCCATGCGGCGCAGTTGCAGCACACGGCTGGCCTTGATATTGCCCTGCTGGTCACGGCTCAACAGGCGCAGCACAGTCTTTACCAGCGCGCGGCTGTTTTCGTCAATGGCTAAGCTCTGTATGTACTGCTGCACCATTGTTATGCCGTCTTCCACGGTGTCACGGTAGCCGTCTACGGTGTTCACGCCCAGCGTAATGCGCTTGTCACCCTTGCTGTTAGTAAACGTGTGGCTCTTCTGCCCGTCCTGTGTCAAGCCCATAACCTCGGCTTTCATCTTAAGAACCTCGGCAAAGTTGCCGTAAACGGTAGACTTAACAGCAGCTATCTGCTGCGACAAGTCCTTCAGCTCTGGCAGGGCTGCGTCTATCTCTTCGTCTACCAGCTGGGCGTATGCCTCCCTGTTTTCCTTACGACGCTTTGCAGCTGCCTCTTTCTCCTGTTGTTTCTTGAATGCTTCAAACTGTGCCAGCTCTTCTGCACTCATGCTTACCTGTTTTGTTTCCATTTTTGAATACTGTTTAATGGGTTATTAAATACTGTTTGTTAATCTTGATCCTCTCGCAGTTCTAAGTTAAACTCCAGCATGTCGGCCTGCTCTGTTGCCCACTCTGCAACCTCTCGCAGAAAGCTGATATATTCCGCTGTGTCCAACTCGATGCCCAGCTCTTTGATGGCGCGCTCTGCTTGTAGCCTAAGCTGTGCCATTCTCTTCAAAGCTGATGCGCAGCAGGGGCGTTTCCTTGTAACCGCTGAACACGGTCATTTCGTCACCCTCGATGCGGCGGTTAATCACTTTGCCGCTCTTCTCTTCGTTCCTGACGACGAAAAGCAGCCTGTCTATTTCGCGGTCTATCAGACGCAGGCACTCTTTCTTGTCTGGCCACGTCAGACCCTTGTAATACTGCGACAGCTGTAACTTAAGCTGTAACGCCCACTGTGGCAGCTTGCTGTGCTGCACCAGCTCTGTAACTACTACTTTGTACTTCATTGCTCAAAAATCTTTTATTTCCTTTGTGGCGGCCTCAAAGTCACCCATAAGGCACATGCCTGCACTCTTCACGAAAATGCCAACAGCAAGCACGACAATGCCTGCCAGCAGGAAAGGTGATACCAGTGCCACCTTACCCAGACTCTTGAAATACTCCTTTACTTTCATTGTTATTTGTTTTATTGGTTAAACTTATACCTCACCCTTTGGGGTCAGGCGTATTACTTTCGGCTTCTCTTCTGCCTCACCTGATACGATGCGGCCAACGGCCTCTGCATCCTTTACCTTGTTGTTAAAAGTGGCTATGAGGTTGCGCAGCCTCTCGCGCGGTATCTTGTTAAATTCGTCGTGGCCAGTGGCGCGGCAGGCAATGCCCTTGATAATGTCCGCGTTCTGGTACTTACCCTCACTGCGCAGCCATGCGCCTATACTGGCCATGCAACGCTTACGCAGCTTGTCAATGTCGTTGCCCTCTTTCTTGTTTACCTCTGCCGACAGCGTGCCGCAGATGTCCACAAGGTCGTGCGTGTCTATGTCGCGGCTGCTCTCCACACCGTAGCCCTCTATCAGCGCGCGCTTTTCGTCGTCTGTCATACCCAGCAGGCTGCAAAGCGTGTGGAACTTCTTAAGCAGACCCCTGTGTATTTCGTCCATTGTCTTGTTTTCTTTCATTGCCAATGTTACGTTTTTGTTCCGTTTACTTCGTCAGGTTTGCCCAGTACTCTGCGGCTCCCTGCTCCCATATCACAAAGTCTGCGCCGCCCTCGCCTTTGTCGGCCACCTCGTAGCGCGTAGTAGTAAAAGCCTTGTAACCCTCCACGCGCACCTTGATGTCTGCGTCGTACCTGATGTTCTGCGCCAGCGTGCCTTTAGGCTCTCCCTTTTTCTCATGCGCTATGAAGATAAACAGCTTTTCAGGGAATGCGTTGCGCAGCTTCATGTAGTCACCCATTTTGAAGCCCAGCCAGTAGTGTACGCTGTCTATGACTACGATGTCGGGTGCCTGCTTCTTTTGCAGCCGCTTTGTCAGGTCTTTAAGGCTCTCTTTGTCCAGCAGTATGATGCGCGTGCCCACCTCTGCCATGTCCACACGCTCCCACGCCTTTTGCAGCGACAGCGACAAGCCCTGCTCCAGACTGTCATAGGCCACACGCCCGAACTTAGTCAGGTACTTGCACAGCTGCATGACAAACGTCGTCTTACCGCAGCCGCTGCCGCCGTATATCAGCCATGTGCCGCGCAGCTCTGGCTTTCCAAAGCTGGCCTTGAAAGCACCGTCAAACTCGGCCACGTCAAACCGCGCCTGTAACACGTTCTTATTACTTATTGCTCTTGCCATAGTCTTACAGTTCTTTGATGTCTACCTTACAGGTATAGTTCTGAACACACCAGCTTAGCCAGTAAAGCGCAGATGCGTCTTTCTCTGGCACCAGCTCCACAATAAGGCAGATAAGCCCTGCCGTCTTTGCCCTGCGCACGTGCATGTCACAAGGTGCAGCCCTGTGCAGCCACTCTTCCATAGCTCTGCCAGCCTCTGCGCTCTTCATGCCCAGCGTTACGCGATGCTTTCTCTTATAGTCTCTGATGTCCATAGGTTACTTACTTCTCAAATTCAACGGGAATGCCGCAGCTGCTGGCCACGTCAAGCTCTAACTTAGCACCCTTTGACAGCTCCCAGCCCTTAAGCATGTAGATGCTGTCGCAGTCTACCAGTGCCCTGATGTCCACGCGCATGTGTTCGCGCCAGTCGGCTGTCTGTGGCAGGCCGTTTTCAAACGGGTTGAACACCTCGCAGCCCTCACCGCGCAGCAGGGCGGCAGCACGCCCGAAAGCCTGCCGCCGTTCCTCTAAGTCGTAGTGTGCAATGGCACCGCTGATATACACGCGCTTCTGCTTCATGCCTTGCCTCCTTTCTTTGCTGCCCATACGGCACGCTTAACCCTGCGCAGGTCGCTGTCAGCGTCCGCTATGATGCGGTTAATGGTCTGGCTGTCTTCCACGCCGTTGGCCTTGCATACGGCGGCAATGTCGGCCTCGTTGATAACTTGCAGCTTCACGAACCTGCGGCCTATGCGGCTGTGTATCTCTTCATAGCCCTTACGGCCAAAGCGCAGACCTCTTTCAATGCGCTTTTGCAGGTAGTCGGTGGCACACAGCACGATGCCACACTGACCCTCCAGCTGGTTGTACAGCGAGATAAAGAAGTACAGCACGGGGTCTTTCAGCTTGTCGGCTTCGTCAAGCACTATAAGCGGCGCGTCAGTCTCTTGCAGACGCTCTACTATTGCGTCCATTTGGTCGCTCGTAGTGCCGCCCGTCTGGCTCATGCCTAAGCTCTTAAGCAGCTTGATGATAAACGTGCGCATTGTCCAGTACTCTGAACAGCACAGGTGGTACACGCTTCTGTGTCCCTGCGCGTAGTTCTTAATGGCCTCTGTCTTACCGCAGCCTGCAAAGCCAGTAACGCCCAGCACAAGGCTGTTATCCTGTGCCTCTGTCAGCAGGAACGTCATACGCTCGTAGGCCGATGTCTTCACGATCTGCCACTGCGTGCCGTCATGTCCTACCTTTGCGGCTATGCTGCGCCACATGTCGTCGCTGATGGTGTCCCAGTCGTTGGCCAGCACCTTGCTAACGGTTGCGCTGCTGATGTCCATACTACGGGCGGCTTTGTTCTGGCTGCCCTTTTGTTCGCAGTAGTTCTTAAGGCTTGCTGCAATGGCCTGTTTCTCTGTCTGTGTCATAGTCTTTTGTCCTTTACTTTGGGGGGTTAGAAAATTGAGTAGTCGTCTTTGTCGGCTGGCGCGGCTCCCTGTGGCAGCAATGGCACCTCGGCTACGGGCTTCACCTCTATGGCCTCAATGTCCTGCGCGCTAAGCCGTGCTTGAGCCTTTGGTAACTTATGCTGGCCGTGGCTGTCCAGTAGGCAGAAGCGGCGCAGTATGTCCAGCTCTGGGTGTCTCTGTGCCATGTTCTCAATAGTCTTGTAGGTCGCTGCCTGCTCTGCTATTACATGGTCTTCCAGCTGCTTGTCAAACGTGCGCACACGTTCCAGCTGCTGCGCGTCACCCTCTTTGCGGTCGGCCAGAGCCATAGGCTGCACGTACTTCTGCTCCAGCATGTAGCGCAGCGTGCCGTCTGCATTCACGGCCAGAACCGTCTGCGTGTCGTCTGGGTCGTACATGATAGCCCACTTTTCGCCTGCGTGCTTACGGAATGACAGGTCAAAGCATTCATAGTCCCTGCGAACACCCAGCAGCGTGGGGTGCATACCGCTGCCCGTCAGGGCGTTGGTGTAGCCCGTTGTGTTGCCAAAGTGGTACAGGTAGCTTTCACGGCTCAAAGGCAGCACCTTGTCAGCTGTCAGCTTAGCGTAGAACTCCATAAACTGCTGATGCTTGCGCTTACGTTCCAGCTCAATAATAGCAGCTATCTGCTGCCTTACGCCTGCTTCGTCAGGGAATGAGTGGCGCAGCATGTTCAGGGCTTCACTGTTAGGCTGCTTCTTTGGGTCGCTCGTAATGCCGTAGCCCGACCAGTTGTTACAACGCTTGCAGTACTCGTTATTCAGGTGTCCGAAGTAACGCTCTACGGGCTTAGCCTTAGCGTTCTTAACCTTTGCAGGGGTCTGTAACTTACTGATAGCCTCATACAGCGGGGTCATGGCCTTAATGGCATAGTGGTCGTACTGCAACTGGTAAGCCTTAAGCATTTGGCCTGTCAGTTCCTGACTGTGGCGCGCAGCGTCACGCAGGGCGGCTGTTATCAGTTCGGGGGTCTCATGCGTACCGATGGCGTAGCCTATGGGGTAGTCACAGCATGGATCGAGCACAACTTCCACGGTAAGCCTGTTATGGTAGGTCGTTGTTCTGTGTCCCTGCTTGTCTTCTACGGTCTGCTGGTAAAGCAGTTCTGCGTCCCAGCCGTCAAGGCTCCACATGAGGAAAGCAGCCGACGGTCTGCGCCTTGTCACCTGCATGGTCTTCTCATTGCGGAAATTCGTAACGCCTCTGCGCCCTGCCGACGATACTAAGTCCAGCTTCTCACGCCACACGCCTACGGTACTGGCGGCTATTGTTTCCCAGCCCATTGTCTCTGCCACGCGGTTGTAGTACTCTGCTATCATTACGTTGTCGAGGTTGTTATGGTGGCTAAGCATGGCCATAAGCGTGCGCTCCTGCTCTTCGTCTGCCACCTTTGCAGCGTTCTTGTTCTGCCATTTCCTGCTGATAAAGCACACATAGCCCTGCTGCTGGTACTCGTTAAACTTCTGGTGCAGCCTGCGAGCGTTCTGCGGCAGACTGTTAGGCCATGCGTCGCTCAATCGCGGCAGCGCAGCTGCTGCCTTTGCCCAGAACTCACAAAGCTTAATCTTTGCCTTACTCTGCCTGATGCGGTGGCTGTTAGCCCGCTCTATGCAAAGCCTAAAGGCGTTTAGTATCGCACTGTTATTGCTGTACTCCTGCTGCTTGTCTGCCGTCAGGTGTCTGCCGTCGCTCAATACGTACTCGGCAAAGAACTGCATAGCGGCACCGTCTGGCTCCACGCTCTCCACAAAAGGCTTACTGTCCGCTTTCTCCTGTGCGTCAGGGTAACGGCGGTAAACCTCTACGCGGTACTTCTGCGGCAGGCTCTCAACAACGTACAGCGCACAGTTGCCATAACAGGCGCGGCGCACCTGTTGAAGCTGGCCACGTCTAACCATAGCGTCGACGTTCGGCTTAGATACTATGCCGTTTGTCAGCTCCGAATAGCTAATACATAACTTGTTCGCGTACATCTCCATAGCCTGACCTCCCTATAAGGCTGCTGCCTGTTCCTGTAACACGTAGAGCTGCTGAATGGTGCAGCTGTCCTGATGGTTGCGCTTAATGCCGTTGCGGTCGTAGATGTCCACGTGCCCGCTGTTCTTGTCTGCTTCCAGCATAGCACCGTTACCAAACCACTGGCGCATGTAGCCGTCAGCGTCGTGTATGGTCTCAACCTCTGGTGCAAGCACCATAACGATGCCGCCGTTCTTCATAGCGGCCACCCTGATGCGCTGGCACAGCGGACTGTCACACTCAAAGCTTAACGCACGCCACACGTTCATGCGGCTGGTGTTAAACATCTTTCCCAACTTCTCACGGGTCTCTTTAGTGACCTCGATCTGCTTTCTTACGTTTTTCATATCCTTTACTTGTTTGTTAAGTTGTTATTATCTGTTCTGGATGTGGGCAGCGGTTTGCCCGCTGCCGCTCTCTCTGTTATTCAATACCCTTAAGTGCTTCTACCAGCCACGCTTTGTCGGCCTCCCACAAGGGCAGCTCCAGTTCCATCTTTCTACGTATCACGTGCCCGTACCCGTACACCTTTACGCAGTAGGTCAGCAGCTCACTGTCACCAAACTTCTGGGCGCGTTCCAGCAGAAAGTCACACAGCTTCATGCTGTCGTCTTCCATCATGGCTATTACTTTCGACTTACCTGCAACGATGTCGCGCTGGTGCTTCAACTCTTTCCACAACTCTGCAAGCACCTTGCTGTCACTGTGTGCCAGCCAGTCTTTACAAAACGTGTCTTTGTCCATTTCACCCGATGCCATGTAGATGTCATTCACGGTGCAAAACTCTGCTGCGCTAAGCTTTTCGCCTGTACGCTGTTCAAACTCTTTCTGTGTCATGTCCTTTACTTTTAATGTTAAACTTCTGTATTTTCGCTGTATTTTGGCACTTTTTTCGTACCTTTGCCGCCGCAGTTATCTGTAACGACGCTGCAAAGATATAGAATTATTTCAATACCACCAAAGAAATTATAGAAAAATTTCAATGTTATGGGTAAATTTATAGAGCGTTTACAAATATTTATGGAAAAACAGGGCATTAACGATAATCAAATGACCGTTAAAGCCTCACTTTCTATCGGCCTACTTGGAAAGGCTAAAAAAAGCGGTAAAGACATGGCGGCAGAAAGTATTGAAAAAATTCTATGTGCTTACCCTGAACTTTCTGCGGACTGGTTGCTGACTGGTAGGGGTGAAATGCTAAGGTCTGAATTACCAGCAGCTGGTAAAACAGATCCTGCCACGTTCATGCAGCTGGTAGATACCATAAGGCAGCAGGCGCAGGAAATAGGCCAGCTGAAAGAACGGATCGCGCAGCTTGAACGTGAGGGGGGCAAAGATGTTTCTACTGCCCACAGCGAGACAGTTGCCCGCGTCGGGTAAAGGTCATAAATATGGCTGATTTTTTGCGTTTCAAAAAAAAGTTGTAGCCTTTTCTGCCGTTAAACACCCTTTAAATGCCCTATTTATCGGGGTTTGCGCCATGTTTTGCCCCTGTCATTTAATGGTAATTAAAGGGGTCGATTTTCAAAAAAAACGGGGGTTTTCGTGCTCATTTTAGCCAGTTAGGGGGCATATTCTCGCAGTAAAAGTATGTCCAACTGTATGCCCAACAGTATGTCCAACGGGCAAAATACACACAAAATGTACCTGAACTTCGCACCTTTTCAGGGGGTATTTTCGGGTATTATTAGGTATTTTCAGGTACACCCATTTAACACCCAGCAGCCACCCGTTAAACACCCGTTAAACACCTGCCGCCGTGCAGGGCGCATGAGCGTGCCGCGATCCTGTCTGGTACATCTGCCCACCCACACCCTCAAAACGCGCTGTCGTGCCGCTCTGTGGCCGTTTCTGCGCTCTTCCCTGACCATTTCCCTGACCCCACGAAAAAGGCCGCCACACACGCGCACGTACACACGTATGCAGCAGCCCTGCAATTCAACCAAATTAAAGCTGCGGCATGTCCAGATTAAACACCATTAAACACCCGCAGCCCCTATTATTCAACCAGAATTAAACCTAATTCAACCTTTTGCACATTTCGTTTTATCCTGCCGTCTGACCCTCAACCACTCGTAACTCCTTTATTTATCGGGGTTTCCAGCGTTCTAACCTCTCACCCTACATTGTACATTTCGTTTTCATGCCCATACGGTCAGACCATCCTTGGTACCAGTGGTCTTGAAGTCCATATCACCCAGGTGGTCCTCATC